GTGGAAACCTGTCCGCAAACCGCACATTGTCACTGGCTACCACGGGGGTGAATGCTGGTACATATACGAAAGTTACAGTAGACACCTACGGGCGTGTTACAGTTGGTGATAATCCTACCACTTTGGCAGGGTACGGGATTACTGATGCCGTTACCTTGACTACTGCTCAGACTATTTCGGGACAAAAGACATTTACCAAGAATATTCTGATGAATAGTGGTATCGGTCTGTCTTATGGCGGAAATACTGTTTTCCGTAACACGACAGGCAATACCGTCATATCAAGCTATGGAAATGAGGGTATGATTTATTTCCGTCCTAATGGAGATACGTCAGATGTAGGAGTAATACAAATAAACAAACAAGGACACCTCAATGGCGTTTCAGCAGGATTTACAGGTGGCGTTTCCGCAGCACGACTTACAGCAAACGAATATATACAGATAGGAGATGCCCAACTTGTTTACGATTCGGCAAACAAGGCTCTGAGAGTGAAGCATAGAACAGACGGAAACACGGTAGGATTCTACTCGGACGGTTGGGTATCTGCTCTTGGCGTGAAAACAGGTGGTAGCGGTGGTGGCAGCGGTGTTGTAAATACCGTTTACAGCTTCGCAAACCTTACTGACGGCACAACCTTCTCCGATTCAGACCTTGACAATACGTTTAATGCGTACACGATAAAGAAACTGTACGACATGGCTGGGCAGGGAGGACTTGACGCTGACGCTATGTGGGCTGAATTGAAAAAGGCTGATTCAAGTAAAGTCATAGATGCAAGTCATATCCCTACTTCCGTATTGGACGGTAGATGGGTGAAAAAGGCTGGCGATACTATGACTGGAACCCTTACATCCGCTTCCACTTCCGGCGCAATCGTATTCAAGGGAGTGGAAAATTGTGATATTACCAATATCTATAAAGATAACGGAGTTATCAAGAACGATGATGGTGGGTTTACTTCTATAAGAAACGGATTAAGGTTCAACTGGTATGACACCTACTGGTATATAGGAAACCTTAGAGGAAGTAGTACGGATAGTGCAGGATTTGGTGTCGTAGACCATAACAACAAGCTGGTTTTACGTGTCACTCCAAATGATGTAAGAGCACCTAGATTCATGTCAACTGTTGCCACAGGGTTATCACCTTTGATAGTTTCAAGCAATACGCTTGTTAATAATTTAAATGCAGATTTACTAGACGGTTATCATCAATCTTCATTTTTACGGGCAGATGGTGTTAACCAATATGTAATACTTTCCGGCGGTGACGGAAATAATGAAGGGTACAGATTGGTATTTGAGGGTACTGTGACGGGTGGATGGACTATTAACAGCATGACACTTCTAGTAAATAGTAGGCACGCAGGTACAGGTATGATAAGTATTGTATTTCATACAACGAATCAAGAGAGTACAAGTTATGTTGGGTCTTTGAATTATTACGGAAGCACTATTTCACTTGGTGATACAATGTGGAGATTATTCTATAATACTACAACCAAGAAAGTAAGACTGTTTTGGCGTTTTTATGATTACAGTGATTGTCAAGTATCAATCTTAAATAGACGTGGCATTACCACAAACATATCCAATAGGACTTGGTACACTACTATACCGTCAGATAGTGGCTCAGAACTTCCAGCATATTATAACTGGGCTAGTTCCGCTCACGCTCTTGCTACTTCCCGTACCCTTTGGGGGCAGCCCTTCAACGGTACAGCCAACGTAAGCGGAGATATGACGGGTGTAGGTAGCATAACGATGAGCGGTGATTTGAAGATAGGGAACGGTACTTCTCCCAACACCATATATTTCTACGGAACGACAGGAGATGGACCGGGCAGTTATAGCCATACGTTCATTGCTGAAAGATTTTGGGGAGGTACGGAAAGTGGTGAGCTGGTCCTGTTTAAAGGAAACGATTTAAGCCCCAGTAATACAGATGCCGCAACCGTAGGTGGTGCTGGACCTGACAGAATAAGACATATTGCTGCCGCCCATTTATTCCAGACTTATGCAAGTACAATATCAGGTACGGTAGAGAGTATTTGCACAAGCTCTGTTTTGAGGAACTTGTTCAGCATAGCACCGGGCAGGGTTGTAAGCTATATTCCGTTACAATCTATCGTAGCAAGTGGCACTGCTCCATTTATTGTGGCAAGTAACACTGTTGTGGGTAATCTTAATGCAGACCTTCTTGACGGATTTCATGAAAATTCGTTTTTAAGAAGTCATGGAGTTGCTAGTGGTGATGGGGCTTCTACCTTATGGTCACAAATAGGCATACTTAATTTCCACGGTGCTTATCCAGATGGGGTAACTCTGAAAAAATATGATTACGGGGCTGTGGTTTCCATGTCATCAGGCCATTCAAGATTTGACCTGTACTCGAACCATAAGTCATCATCCAGTGACGACCCATCCAATGGCATCCAGTATAGAAGCGGATGGGATACTGATAAAAGACCTTGGAGAATGTTGCTTGACAATGTAAACTACGCCAGCTATTCTGACGGACGCTACGTAAAGAAAGCAGGTGATACCATGACGGGGGATTTGGCGATGGATACCAACAAAGGATTTTATTTTCCTCATGGAACAAGAGTAGTTAAAACTTCGGGTAATTGGATTCATGATGGTGGTGATACAGCTTCTTCAACCGATGCGAATTTACGTTTTGGTTCTTGGAATGGAATAGGTTGGTATCCTACTATTAGCGGAATGTTTGTGGCACAAGGAAACAATGCCATGTGGTTGGATGTTAGAAGAGGGGCATTAGATGTATTCAATACTATTATATCTCATCATGGTTATCTTGCTGCAAACTGGGATTCGGCTAGACGGTTGGTATTGGGCGGTGGAGGTTCCTATGCTTGGATTGATTCAAGAAATTCAAGCAATAATGTATTATGCAATATCGTACTGCAAGATAACAAGGTTGTAATAGGTAATTATGCTGAATCGAGCAGGTTCGTGTCCACCGTAGGCACAGGCACGCAACCTTACCAATGTTCTTCTACTACATTGAATACCAATTTGAATGCGGACTTACTGGATAATTGGCATATAATGGATATACCTAGAAATTATAATTCCACCGCTACTTATTCATTACAGTTCGCTCTAGGTGGTACTGATAATAATTGGAAAAAGATATTTGCTTGTTCTGAATCGGGAGCCGGACCGTATAGGTCAGTAACGGTTTGGGGAAGGATATGGTACGCTTATGGAAATCACGCACAGGAAGAAGTCAGATATTACCACTTCTGTGCCATCTTCCAAATGAGAAGTGCTCCTTCTGCTTCTGACAGCAATGTAGGAAATGTTTCAAACTCGGCACGCCTTTATCTTCCTACATTTGCAAAAGGAATGGATAATATTCGCCTTGTACGTGTAGGGACAAACAATTTTGAATTGCAGGTGCGTCAGATTGGTTCATACCACAATGGGCACATACAATACCAATATTGGGCTAACGGTGCTAACGTTTCCGCATGGAGAGGACTGCAATCCACATCCAATACGTCTGTGGCTGTATCGGCTGGAGGTGCTTCAACATTGGCTGACAGTAGGGCTTCTAGTGCGGATGTGTGGACTTCTGCTAGAACGTTCTATATACAAGACCATAACGCTGCCTATACGGGTGCTGGTATTAGTGTAAACGGCTCTTCAAATGTATATTTAAAACTCCCATCTTCCATCCAATGCTCCGATTGGTTCAGAAGTACAGGAAATTCAGGGTGGTATCATCAGAATTATGGTGGCGGAATATATATGGAAGATAGTAATTTCATACGTAATTTTGGTAGTAAAAGACTGCTTATTCAGACAGACACCTATGACACTATCCGGTTGGTAAGAACTAGCGGCTCTGGAGGTTCATCCATAGCCTTTTATAATGGTGGGGGAACTTTTAGGGGTCAATTAGGTGTGAACGCATCTAGCTGGTTTACGTTTGATACTGGTACTGCTACGGCTAATCAAAATGTGGTTGAAATATCCCCAGCAGGAGGAATCCATTCAAAGGCAGAGATAACAGCTAAGGCGAGCGGTTCTGATATTAGACTAAAGAAGGATATTCAGAATTACAACGCCATGAATATCATAAACAGGTTCAGGTCTGTAAAATACCACTGGAATGATATTGCCAAGGCTAATTCAGAGGTGTACAATAATGACTATGACCAGTTCGGTCTGATAGCACAAGACCTTATAGCAGGAGGATTTGAACAATGGGTAAGGGATGTGTTCCATGATTACTATACGGTTACTTATGAAAGACTTATCCCTGTTGTGTGGAAAGGCTTGCAGGAAGTTGACGATGAAGTTACAAGATTAAAGAAAAGAGTAAGAGAATTGGAAAAGAGATTAGGAATTAATTAGTATATTTGCGATATGGAAGAAAATAATAAAAAAGTTGACATTTACATTGAAGGTAATGTGAAATGTAATAAATGGGCAAGTGGCATAATATATACCATGAGCGAAAAAGATGGATGGGATTTTAGTAATGCTATTGTTATCAAAGGTGACATTTGTTGTGATATCCTTAACTGTCATGGAAAGACTGTGCTTGTTTCGGGATATGTTACCGTAAAAGAGCAGGAGGAAAAGTAACATGAGTCATTCTAACGGAAAGATTACAGCCCCGATAAACCTTGATGGTGACGTTTTCGCCACTCTTGGCATAGGCAGTGTTGGTGGGGATTATGATTTAGGATACGCTTGTGCAAACACCCACGGAAAAATAAACCCGTGGGCACGGTACAAGCCTGTAAGATATGAAAGCCTTGCTCCTGGACCAGATGAAAAATGGTGGCAAGGATGGGATGGAAACTGTGGTGTCAAGCCTTTCCAAATGGCAGGATACTGGGATGCGCCAAAACACGCTGATGGAAGCATGAACGGATGGGAATACACCCCACCTACAGGAGGGAAGTTTCCATTTCGCCTTACCGACTTTAACGGATACAACCATCTTGCCAGTCCACCGATAAGTAGATTCTCCTGCCCGGATACTGCTACCAATCAGTTTACAAGTAGTAATTTTGTCTGTTCTGCGGCTATAATGATGCCATCGGAGGGGCATGATACTGATTTTCTTAACATGGGTGACTTTGCCGAGATAGCTGATTGCTATTTCGGTGTCTATGTTAAGCACAAGACCAGTCAGATGTCTAGGCGTGTTACTGCCGACAAGAAGATAGGAACAGGATACGCTACGGTTACTGTAAACTCGTGGGGTATGACTGCTGGTGATTGGGAAGTTTATCCTTTCCTTAGTACAGCTATATTGAAGCAGGATGATCCCGATATTGCTCATATAGCATATTCCGTACCAATGGTAAGTAAAAGAGATATAGAGATAGTTGGTTCTTACGTAAGCATAACAATACTTGGTGGAGTGATGCCATCCGTTATGGGATATATTGAAGTTACCGTAAGAGTAAGAAACGGTTCGAGTAGCCTTATTTCTTTCCGTAATAATAGTTGTATGTCTAGGTTTGCAAGTAAGAAATTTGAAGATCCTATGGTTATAGGTGAATCAAGAGAAACAATAGAAAATTTCCAAGTATCCGCCAATTCCAGCATTGACAAGAAGGTGAGAATATTAATATCATCGGAACTGATTAATGCAGGAACTGCAAGGGTATGGGTAAGCCTTAACAGTGCTGCATATAAGGGAAGTACATTGCTTCTTTCTATGGGTCCTGGGTTATAAGCACAATCATCCCCCTTGCCGTTTACCAGCAAGGGGGAGTGTTTATTTCGTTTTCATTAGTTTTTCCTCAAACTCCGCAATGATACAGTCTGCATCACCGCCATGTACCCAATTCTCTAAAACGGAGGAAAGAACTTCGATAGCTTGTTCTTTCTGCCACTCTGCGCCAGCGATAAACCCCATATAATATGCCGGAAACATACTTCCGCTGCTTCTGCTTTCAGCGAAAGAATGAGCCGCTTTTTCTAATGTCTGTTTCATTTCTTTTCCTCCTCTGTTTTAATATCCGTTACTTTGCCACGATTGACAAAACAGAAACATCCCATCACATTACACAGGTATGATTCATGCTCCATCTTACACTCTTTGCATTCTTTACACAATGAACATTCGCTGCAATCGAAATTTTCATTGAATGTTTTGCTCATTTCATGCAACACACCATCTATTATTATTCCATTCTTTATTTCCATAATAAATCCACTTATCTGACTTTTTTTATGATATAAGTCCTTTAAAAACATGACTAATAACATCTATTGTCCATCCGTTCCCTAACAGCCCCATGCCTATATGTGGTTGTACCGACTTGGTGTATCCTTCGGGTACGGTCTGTAATCTTTCCGCTTCCGTAATATTTGGCGTTCTGAAACCTTTTTCGGGATTACAGTCGGGTGAGTTGAATATAAGCGGTGTAAGTGATTTTTTATATCTTCTCAACAGTGATTCGGGGTTCTTGGCAAACCTGTTCCATGATTCAAGCATACACCATGACTTGTCTTTCTCCACATACCCGTCCGTGATTATGTCCTTGAACAGTATTCCCTTGTCCTTCCATGCAGGTATTTCCCAGTTGCACCAGTAGTATCTTGCTCTCATTTGCGCGGAGAAATCGGAACTGTTGATATACACATAGTCTACTCCAAGATGTGACGAAATCAAATCAGCCCAATCGGATTTCATCTTCACGTTTTCGAGCATGAACTTTATGTTAGGGTTAAACTGTCTGATGTGGTTGAGTATATTGACGTATTCAAAGAACAATCCCGAACGCTCTCCATCGAAGTTCAGTTTCTCTTTCCCTAACTGTGAGAAATCCTGGCATGGTGTTCCGCCAATCAATAAATCAATATCTTTCCACTGTATATCCCATTTGTCCCAGTTTCTAATATCACCCAATTCAATTATATCGGGGTAATTATCCAGTGCAACCTTGATAGACGGTTCGTTTATTTCGCTTGCGTAATACTTGTCTACCTTTATGTCTGCTCTCTCTAGTGCAGTACGTCCACAAGCTATCCCGTCACATAAACTTAGTACATTCATCGTCTTAAATATTTAAATATATGTTTGATTGTTTCTATATTCCATCCGTTCCCAAGCATCTTGTAACGCTGAGTATCGGATATTCCATCCCATATATACCATTCGGGAATAGTTTGAAGCCGTGCACACTCGGTTGGGGTAAGCCTACGAATGCGAAAATTACCGTTATCAACTAGCGTCATACCGTTTGCCATTGCTCCCTTGTGTGATGTAGCAAGTAATGTATGAGCCTTATCGTCTATACTGCGTATATTTTTCTTTATATATTTGTTTGGAATTGTAATATCGGCAATATTAGGAGTAGCAATTATAACGCATGGTTGTGTGCTTCCATCATTTCTAGCCCTTGCCAGCAGTGTACATGATTTACCAGATTTTATTTCACGGAAATGCCTCCCTCCAAATCCACATATCGTTCCCGAAACAACTATCAGATTATCCTTTTGTACTGTTGTAAGGCAATTGGTTTTTCCATCTTCCCTAGGTTCAAGCTGTTGGATGTTCTTTCTCTGTTCCTTTACAATCCCGGCTTCATATTCCTTTCTTATCTTTTTTCCATATTCGGTTCTTTTTGGAGTAAGGCAGGCTGATTCACGCCCTCGCATCGCAACACATATCGGATCATTACCCACCTGTATGTAATTGTCATTGTCACCCATCTTGAACAATCTTGTATTTATAGTGCGAGCCTTTTGTTCATATGGGAACTTGATAGGGCTAAACTGGACAGGACTGAATTTTTCCGTCTTTACCCTGCCCTTCAAGCATTCAATCATCTTGTCAGACAAGAAATATTTTTCATCAACCTCTTCTTCAAGGATATCCTTTAAAAGTATTCCCCTATCTTCCGGCTGTGGAATATCGTCATGGATATCCGTCCAGTATATGCGCCTTCTGTTTTGTGCCGATACAAGTGCGGAGTTGATATGTATTCCTTTCCTACCCATTGTTTCATTGAACACAGATTCCCATTTCTTTCCCATTTCCACATTTTTCAAGGAAGAATTTGGGATTGTCACCACGCTTAATAAGTTCGTGGTATATACGTATGTATTCCCAAAACAGATAGGATTGCCCTTCAAATTCAAAACCGTTCTCCTTCAATTCAAGATACGTTTGCAAGTCTAGAACCTCCATGCCTTCTTTCGTTGAAAGCCCTTTTCTCTTGCCAGACATGGACAGATTAGTACATGGCGATCCTCCGATTATCAAATCTATCTTATCCAGTCTGCTTACTTCAAGTTCTCTTACATCACCAACCTGTATGATGTCAGGAAAATTCTGCATGGTTGCCTTTATGGCAAACTTGTCCACTTCGGACGCATAGTATTTTTCTACTGAAATGCCAAGTTCGGAAAGTGTTATCCGTCCGCACGACATCCCATCGAAAAGGCTTAATACATTCATCGTTATATTTTTTTTAAATTTTCAGCAAATATACGACATAAAACTGTATGCAACCAATACGTTTAACTTTTTTTTAATTATCTTTGCGATAATAGATAAAATTCATAATATGCAGTTTTCTATAGTACCAAAAATAGATGCCGAGATTATGTTTTCGGAAGATGATCTGTCCGTTTTCAGACGATCGACAGACGGTCTGTATTATATGATCCATACCGAGAAGGTTATGGAAGTGATGCCTATGACGTTACCTGAGGACGGAACGGAACACCCTTTCCCTTACGATACATACGACACAGGCACAAGAGAGTTTGAGAAGCTGCTTTTATCTGATGAGTGGGTTAAAATGGACGAAAAATGAGAAAAATAGGTTTTTTTAACATAGGAAAACTTGGACTTGTAAAATCGGCAGGTACAGGAAAAACCGACATAAGCAAGGTGATAGAAAAATGGGTGAAAGAACACATGGTGTTTTGGTATGATATGTCAAAGCCTGTGGATGTTTATGTTCCCGGCGTTACTTATGCAAATCCTTTTGTTAATGGTGGTGGAAAATTAACTTATGATAATGCTATAAATAAGTGTATAATAACCCATACACCTACAAATAACAATAATATTGCATTTTGGCAAATAATTGTAAAACCGTTACAATATGTAGAATCTTATAAAATACGTGTAACAGGATTGCCCGAGGGATTTACTATGAAAGGACGATTAGGGTATGTTAGTATTCAGATAACTTCTGATGGAGAATATGACATACCTGAATACAAGAATAGTAGTACAACAAACTCATCTTATCCTGGATTTTATTTGGCAGGTGACAATGTAAATGATGTGGATTGTAATATTGTGGTAGAAGAAATACCTACAAAACAATCCGTTCCCACAAACGAGATACTAAAAGCCAATCCATACTTGCAGGATTTCAGTGGAAACAACAGACGATTGAAACTTAACAATTTCCTGTTCGCTGCAATGAGCGGTGTGGGAGGGTATGACATTTCTAGCACCAATATTCTACCCGATAGAGCAAATGTTACTGTTACGGATAACAGGGTTATACATATTACTAAGAAACTATCCACCACAGATAACATGGTAAACATAGTTCCGGCAAACTCTAACCCAACGCATAAGTTTAAGGTTACAGGTCTTTCTGATGGCAGACAAGTTAGTTTGGTAAACAGAAATGGCGGATTTTATACCTTTGACAACGGGGAACATGAGGTGACATTAACCTATCCCGAAGGAACCACTTCATTGTATAACGCCATAGGAGTTACAGGGGATATAGGAGATATGGACGTAACAATAGAGTTTATACCTAGATATCCCAACGCCCTAGTAACTGATGGGGTAGATGATTATGGGCAAATACAGAACTTACAGCATGGCGTTAAGGTGTTGTTTACTACTATTAATCCGTTCATTGATGGAAAGTTTATCTATGACCAAAGACTGAATACTACTGAACCTTGGCTGTTTGCCGTATTCAATGACAAAGGTAGTATTGCTTATAATAGTAGGAACTCAAACGGCAAGACCTATATTGATGGAACACTGAATGAATCTACAATAGTTTCCGCTTTGTTAAACAAAAAGCAAATAATCACCATAGTAAACAATGATGTGACAGGTGATAAAACTAAAACTCCTGTATTCTTTAGCAATACTGACCATGATAGCGGATGGATTAGTTCAGCTTTCTACAACTCCATAGGATTCGATTCAGTTCCCACCAAACAGAATGACGGATTCACCGAACAGGATTTGATTGATTACTATATACCAAAGGCTATCGTAACAATAACGGTCGTAGATGTATCGGGTTCTCCTATACAGGATGCTGTAGTCACTGTTGGTGGAATACAGTACAAAACATTGTCTGACGGTACAGTGAAAGTACGAGGTATGGTAAATAGCACGATGTCGCTGTCTGTAAAGAAAGACGGGTATATGCCGTTTTCTGACAATTCATGGAAGCTTGCTGATTCAAGGATAACGCTAGAGGTTCTTCGGAATACCGTAATCACTGAAAATGGATACAGCATATTGCTTGAAAACGATGGTTTAATACTAAAAGAATAAAAAAATGGAAGATAATATTAAAATTTCACAGATGCCTCCTGTTGAAACAGCTACGGGAGAAGAGATGATACCATGTGTGACGGGAAGCCCTAAAGAGAACAAATCCGTCACGGTGTCCAAGATAAGACAAGGCATGGTAATGGACGAAGACTATGTCCATACCGACAACAACTTTACTACCCAGTTAAAAACCAAACTTGACGAAATAGAGAAAGGCGCACAGAAGAATACCGTCATAGGCGTGAAAGGTAATGCCGAACAGTCTTACAGGACGGGCAATGTCAATATAACGAAAGATAATATAGGTCTGTCAAAGGTGGACAATACGTCCGATGCAGAAAAGCCTGTATCCACCGCGCAGAAAGCAGCCCTAGACAAGAAGGTAGACAAAGTGGACGGTAAGGCGTTATCCACAAACGACTTCACCAATGACTACAAAACGCTTCTCGAACAGATAAAGATGCAGCAGGGTAATATGTATGGAGTGGAGATGAGAAGAGGGCAGACAGACCCTGTGTTTCAGACATGGATAGGAAAGGAAGAGTTCAAGACATCCCATCCCATCCTCAACTCTTTCCGTGTGGCAAAGGTAAAAGACGGTAAGGTAGTAGGATTCCTGGACCAGACCAATTTCTTCAAAATGGCTGATGGTAGCCCGTCAAATATTGTAATAACTAGTTCTTCAACTTATGCGCCCGAAATAGAAGGACAAGTAGAAGATGATGGAAGCGATATTATGCTTGTAAATACCAAATCTTTCTGGGTAATTAACGGAGGAACGGATGATACGTATGAAAGAAGGCTTGTCGGTGATGCTCCATTTACATACGGTGGCGATACGGCCATAGAGATAAAACCGTTCGGAATGAGTATCGGTTATTCTACAATAAAGGAAGGAAAGCAGAGATCTATTATAGACTATACAATACAGGGTTCAGCGTCAGCAGGAAATCTAGGTGTAAACATAATGGAAGGAAACGGGTGGCCTACAACAAGTGAATCACGTTTTGATTTTGAGAAGTATGCTAGAAACAAAAATGGAGATACGACAAAGAACTATCCTTACGCCAATGCGTTCGCCCTTGACCTTGAAGTATGGTGCACGCTTCTGTTCATTAAGTTCAGGACAAAAGACCTGCACTCACAGTCTGTTTGCGGAAAAGGAATATCATCCAACGATTCAGCCCCCGATGCGTCAAGCTGGGGAAAAATGACAGGCGTCAGGTTCAAGAAGGCGGACGGTCAGACCTATGTGTATTACAAGTTGAACGGGCAAGGATTTAAAGCATCAGAAACAGGAACTGCTTACAATTTTTCACAACTCATAAACAACTACCGTCCTTGCATGAAGATGTTTGAAGCACAGCTTGCCATGTCATACGCAAAGGAACACAATGTCTCTCCCGACACCGAGTTTGAATATGAAAGCACAAAATACAAATACTACAACTTCCAAGGTCATAACGGATTGGCTGACGGGGAGATGTCGGGTATCGTAGCCAAGTTTGTCACTGCAACTGTTACCAGCGGATGGAGTATCCCGGATAATGCGGCAGTGACAGACCGTGAAATAGAAATATGCTTCACGCAACCTATCATTCGCGGACGTATTGCCGGTTGGGGAGATATATGGATGTGGTACAGTGGGATAGATTGTGTCATGCACGATTCTACGTCCATAGATATTTATCAGACCTATGACGTAAACAATCTGACTACAGACAATGTAGCCGCAGATAAGAATCCAGGGGAATCTTATGGATTTGAGAATACGTATGATTTTGTCGGTTCTATGGCTAGAGGTGAAGGATACATAACGAAGAACTTTGAGAACTCGCTCATTGGAGAGGTCAAGGGAAGCAATCTTCACACGGGGGAATGTCATTACAACTGGTTTACGGGAAATGCAGGTTCGGGTAAGATTGGAAGGCGTGGTGTTTACTTTGGTGGTAAGTC